ACTGGGGCGACGGCAAGGTGGAAAGCGGACTGATGCCGCCGCCGACCGATGCCGGGCCGTTGTCCGAGGTTCGCCGTGGCGTTGCGCGCGGTGCCGGTGAGGCCGTGCGGCAGGCTCCGGGGCTGGTTGGCGCGAAGGCGCCAGGCGCCGCTGGCGCGGCCGGCGCGGCCCTTCAGGAAACCGGACGCGGCCTGATGCAGAGCGCCATCAAACCTGGGCTACAGGTGCGGCGTCTGGGCAAGGCCGAGCCAGCAGTCGAAACGATGCTGCAGGAGGGCCTCAACGTCACCAAAGGCGGCGTTGCCAAATTGCAGAACCGCATCGGCGTTCTCAACGATCAGATCACTGAACTCATCAAGAACTCGCCCGCGCTGATCGACAAGGAAGGGGCCAGCTCCTACATCAAGGAGCAACTCGACAAGTTCACCAAGCAAGTCGATGCGACCTCAGATGTTGCAGCAATACAGAAGACCTACGAGAACTTCCTCGAGAACCCACTCGTCCCGAAGGATGTGCCCGCGAAGACGATCGATACCGGTGTACTTGATGCAGCAGGAAAGCCAATCACAAAGACCATTCCTGGGCAGAAGGCGCCGGGCATTCCTGTGCCGCTTGCCCAGGAATTGAAACAAGGCACCTATCGCACGCTCGGCAGCAAGTCCTACGGCGAGGTTGCTACCGCATCGAAAGAGGCGCAGAAGGCGATTGCCCGTTTCCTCAAGGACAAGATCGCTGAGATGGTGCCGGAGGTGCGTCCGCTGAATGCGCGCGAGGGGCGTCTGCTAGGAGCCTTGGATCAGGTCGAGGCGCGCGTGCTGCAGGCCGCGAACCGCAATCCCATAGGTTTGGGGTGGCTAACGCTTGACCCTGTCAAATTCGCCGGGTGGATGGCCGATCGCAGTGAACTCTTCAAGTCGATCGTCGCTCGAATGCTCTACAGTGGCGGCGGCGCGCTGCCGGGGATGGGCGCGGCCGGCGTACCGATGGGCATGGGCATCAGCGGGCAGGCGCATCCCGGTATTCCGCCGCCGCCGCAGTGAAGATCCTCTGCGTCGATACCGCTGCCAACGGGCTCGACTTCCTGATGCGCTGCCAGGACGCCGGCCACGAGGTGATGTGGTGGATTCGGCCGACGCCGCAGGGCCGCGGGTTCGACTCCGGCAACGGCATCGTGCCGAAGCTCACCGATTGGAACCGCCTCCCGAAGTGGCTCGGCTGGGCTGACCTGATCTGGTTGCCCGACAACTCGCACTATTGCGACTTCCTCGAGCCGTACCGCAAGATGGGCTACCCGATCTTCGGCCCCTCGCCGGAGGCCGCCGACCTTGAGCTCAACCGCCGGCTCGGGCAGGAGGCGATGAAGAAGGCGGGGCTGCTTACCATCCCGGGCAAGGCATTCAACGACTACGACGTGGCCGCGCAGTACGTCGAGAAGCACCCGACCTTCCTCGTGAGCAAGCCCTCCGGTGACGCCGACAAGGCACTGTCCTACGTCGCCGACGATGCGGCCTCGCTGATCCACATGCTGCAGGACCGGTGGAAGAAGAACGAGAAGTACCGGCATGACGCGAAGAAGCACGGCTTCATCCTGCAGGAGAAGAAGGAGGGCTGCGAACTCGCGGTCGGTGGCTGGTTCGGCCCCGGCGGCTGGTGCCCCTACTTCTACGAGAACTTCGAGTACAAGAAGCTGATGGCCGCGAACATGGGGCCCAACACTGGGGAGATGGGCACGCTCTCCATGTACACACGCAAGTCGAAGCTCGCCGAGGTCGCGCTCAAGCCGATCACCAAGCGGCTGCAGCAGCTCGAGTACGTCGGCTTCATCGACATCGCCGGGATGATCGACAAGGCCGGCGACTTCTGGCCGTTCGAGTACACGATGCGCCCGGGCTGGCCGTCCTTCCACAACCACATGGCGACCACGACCGGCGACCCCGCGCAGTGGATGTGCGACCTGCTGGTGGGGGAGCATACGCTGAAGGTGCTGGAGAACGTCGCCTGCGTCTCGGTGGTGCTCGCCATTCCCGACTTTCCCTACTCGCACCTGACCAACAAGGTTGCCAGCGACATCCCGCTCTACAATGCGCTGGATCGCGAGCACGTCCACCTGTCCGAGGTGAAGCTCGGGGAGGCGCCGATGCAGGTCGGCGACAAGGTGGTGCGCGGCCCGTGCTACGTTACCGCCGGCGACTACGTTGCTGTGATCACCGGCACCGGGGATACCATCACCGGGGCGCGCAAGTCGGCCTACGCTGCGATCAAGAAGATCAAGATGCCGGCCGACCCGTTCTACCGGCGCGACATCGGGCAGTACGGGATGGAAGAGCGGCTAGAGATCGCGCAGGCGCACGGGTTCGCGACCGGGTTCAAGGTATGAACCAGCCCGACGAGGAACTGGAGGAGCGCCTGCCGTTCGACCCGGAGGAAGAAGCTCCAACCGACGAAGGGCTAGGATTACCCGATGGCTGATCTCGAACTTGTCCCGCCGCTGACCGAGGACTCCATCCGCGATGCGCTCATCCTGGCGCGCGGGGATCTGTTCACCGCTAGCCAGCATCTGGGCCATGTATCGGTTCTCCGTCTGGATAGAGCAATTCGCGTAAGCGATACGCTTCAATCAGTTTTTGTTGCATTGAAAGAACTGCGTGCCACTCCCGATTACGATCGGCTTTCTGCCGAACAAGTAGAAGCTGACATATCGCGTCGGTTAACGCTTTATAGGTCGGACGGTCTTGACTCTCTCCATGAATTAGCAACGATGCCCGTGGGGGAGAACAGCGCGATGGCGCAGGTGAAGCTCGCGGCGGCTGCGCGGCTCGCAGGCGGCGTCGAACGCGATCAAGGGGGGTCAGATGTCGCACAGACACTGGCGGCCCTCAACGAGGCGTACCACCGGGATGCCCCGCGGATAAAGAGCGTGCGGGAGCGGGTGATTGAGTTCCATTCGCCCGCGGCCACAGAGGGGCAGACTCTACCCTCTGAATAAGGGCGTCGAGGTTCTCCAGCGCAGACTTGCGTTCGCGGTCGCAGTGCTTCCAGTTGGGCTGCGGCCCCGGGTAATACACCGTCAGCGTCGTGCGCGCCCCGAGGTTGCCGGCGCGCAAGAGCTTGCCGACCGCGTTGCTCCAATACTTGCTGGCGGGGCGCAGGACGCTGTCCACGACGAGGTGGGCCCCCTCATACGTCGGACAGGCCAAAACCGCGTTGTAGACCGGAATAAGGGCTCTGTCGGTGGTCGGGAACACCCGCGGGTACAGGCGCAAGATCCGGTGGCGCTGGGTGCCGAAAAGCGCCTTCTCCAGCTTCGTCACCTGTTTGGTGTTGAGCCCGAGCTCCGTCTTGATCGTATCGTCGGCGACGGCCAAGCCGGGCTCCACGCCGACGATGCCGGCCTCCGCGGCGGTGCCGCCTCCCTTGACCAGAGCCCACATCCGCTTGCACAGGGTCGCGTCGGGCCGGTTGTCGCACACCGCCTCCCGGTGGCTGTCCCATTTCAGCGGCACCCGGATCACGACCGGTCCCTGGGTGTCCTCGGCGTAGTGGTACAGGGTCGCCAGGTCGAGCGGGGCCTCGCACAGCACTTGCGCGTCGTGCCGCGGCAGACGCTCGTTCTTCCACTGCTGGAAGTGGTAGAGCAGCACGCCGCCTTGATCCCGCCACTGGTTGATCTGGTTCATGCCGGCCGCGCGGCGGGCGTCCCACGCCGGCAGGTTATAGAGCGTCTTGCGCCGGAGCCGGATCGGCCGCGGCGTGTTGTAGTCGCAGCGCACGAGGACGCGCTGGTACTTGCCGGCGAGCTCGAGCACGACCTCTTCGGGGTGCGTGGTGCGGTAGAAGGTCATTGCATCTGCTGCAGCGGCTGCGGCTTTTCCAGCTCGGTGTGGAAGGCCGCGACGATCTGCCGCAGAGCCTCGTCCTGATTACCACCTTCCTCGGCGAGCATGAGGGACATCTGCTGGGCCAGGTTGGCGAGGATGATGCCGTAGGCGAGCGTGGTCAGCAGCGTGGTGCGGACCCGGTACGTCACGTCGCCAGCGTCGCTCACGCTTACTTCGATCATTGGCAGTTGTATCATACAGAGATGACTTTCGATGAGAACATTGAGTTCTGCGACTTCATGGGCTGCATCTGGCTGGTGAAGCGACCAGAATGCAAGCCGGAGAATTGCCCGAAGATGCGGGACATGATCGACATCTATCTGGAGACGGAGGCGGGTAAGAGTTGGGTGACGAGCGTGCCGAAGGTGCGGCACTAGCCCTTGAGCGCCCGGATTGCGGCATCCCAATGCCACGGTCCCGGCGTTGCCGCCTGCGCGAGCCTGCGGAGATCGGTGAGGGTCATTTTCCCTCGTTCCGCGCGGCGTCGATGGCGGCGTGATCCTCGCAATGACTGTAGCCGTGATAATTCGGGCCGAACTCGTTGCCGCATTGCGAGCAGAAAACGTGGTTGAACTTCCCGTGTTTTCGGTATCCGTTGAATAGCGACTCCAGTGCTCCTTCTATGGGATGCCCAACTTCTTCAGGGTTGCACGCCTTGCGAAATGCTGCGTACTGCTCCTGCGCGATA